CCTACCAATGCAAAGTCAGATATGACATTCGGCAGTGTTGTTCCCTTAAAGTGTTTATTTCGCAAATCAAATTCAAATATAGGAAACTCCAATACTAGATTGGTGTCCATATCTATTTTAGCATATAACATCTGTACTGTCTCCGATTAATTAGTAGTCCAGCTAGTGGCCCTAGTAGTTGTAACATTAGTATTTTGAGATTCTTGCGTAGTCCAAGAAGTTGTATCACTTGTATTCCAGTCTGTACTTGTATTTCTAGAATCAGACCCTCCTCCTTCTCCTGCCCATGATGTAGAAGTTGTGTCATTCGTACTCCAGACAGTATTAACGTCACCTGACCAAGATGTAGATGTTGATCGGTTGGTGTTTACAGTGCCGGTGGTATTTCTGACATTGCTAGAATCATACCAACTAGTAGAAGAATATTGAGTATCAACTGTACCATGAAAAGTATTACGACTAGAATATAGATCCCAAGAAGTAGTATCTGTAGTGTTTGTTGCCCAAGTAGTAGGTCTAGTTGTGTTCCAGTTAGTTGTAGTATTCCTACTTGTGTTCCAGCTAGTTGTAGTATTTCTAGACATAGATTGAGATTGATACCCAACAAAAACATCAACACAGGAAGACCAAGTAGTAGGATGTGAAGCTGGATTAGTTCCTGCTACCCAACATGTAGAGGAAGTAGAAGTGTAAGTTGTGTTGCACGAAGTAGTGCAACCAAAACATCTTCTTGCCATATATGTTTGGTTGTATAATACGCAAGATCCAAGACCTCTATCGTCTTCTGCACAGACGCCACCTGATGGTTGTATAAATCCCATCACAGCATAAGACTCGTACTCAGTGTGAGGTCCAGTAAAGGTTGGACAAGTACAGTTAGCCGGTAGACCGTCTGAATACAAATATGTACCTGAAGTATTATAATGCTCACATCCGTAACTATAGCCCGCAACAGCACCGCTTATAGTAGTATTAGTATTACGACACTCATTGTAAGGAACCGTATAATTTGTTGTACGAGTTGTGTTATTGCAGCTTTGGCTGTATTGTGGAACATTAGTATTCCAATTAGTCTGTGTACTCCTACTTGTGTTCCAGATAGTTGAAGTGGGTCTAGATGTATTTCTTATAACAGTAAGCTGAGTAGTATTAGCACTAAAAGTTGTATTCCGACTATGTGAAGACGCTACCCAGGCAGTACTATAGTGGGTATTATACGAAACAGCAGTAGATGTGTTCCTAGATGCTAACCAACTTGTACTCCAAGTACCATTAGTATTCCAGTTAGTAGTAGTATTTCTAGATGCTGTCCCGGTAGTAGTTCTATTTGTGTTAAATGTAGTTGTAGTGTTTCTACTTCCGGCTCCTCCTCCGCCACCAAAGGACCAGACAGTAGATGTTAGCCTAGTTGTAGCAACGTCAGTATTAGAAGTAGTGTTTGTATTCCAATTCGTAGTATAGATAGTAGGAAAACTAGTGTCCGCCTCAGTATTTCTAGACCCACCCTGAACAAATAATTTTCTAGTCCAACTCATTATAGTATGTCCTTATGCGAAGTCTCGCCAAGCTTGAACACCCATAAACGTTACGCCGTCGTCTACAGTATCTAGGATGATCATGGTTTTACCAGTTGCATCTGTCTGTATTGCAGCGCCTGAATTGAACGTAGTTGTTCCGGGCCAAGTTATAGATCCTGCGCCAGTGGCTTCTACTACTAGGTATAGGGTGTTGACAGATCCTGCTGTTAGACCTGAAGCTGTAAATGTAGTATTTCCGGCTATTTTACATATTACGGTGTCACCTAGAGCAGTATCTATATTAACAACACCTGCCACATCTCCGAGATTTTGAACTTTACCTCGGATTATAGTATTAACTAGATTATTTGCACTAATATCTTCTGCGTTTAAAGTACCAGTTGCAGTGCCATTCTGAGCTTCTAATTTATCGGAATTTAGATTGTTAAAATTACCATCCATCTCAGAGGTAGTCAACGTTGATGCTTTATCGGTTCTTGTAACTATCGTAGCCATTGCTATTCCTATTAGATAAATAGTTTAAGTTTACTTTTTTACCTTTTATTTATAATACAAATACATTCAACATATGACTTATTCTAAACAAGTTTACTCGGGAAAATTCATCCCAAGAAATACAAAAAAATACAAAGGAAACGTGACCGGTATAATATATCGTTCCAGTTACGAATTGAAGTTTATGAATTGGTGCGACATCAGTGACTCGGTAATAGAGTGGGGATCTGAAGAAATAGTAATACCGTATATCTCACCGCTAGACAACAGAGTACATAGATATTTTGTTGACTTTTATGTGAAAGTAAGTAGCAAAGATAAAATAAGATATTGCTTAGTAGAAGTAAAGCCTTTTAGATTCACACAAGAACCGAAAATACCTAAAAGAAAAACAAAAAGATTTCTAAATGAAGTTAAACAATGGGGTGTAAATCTATCAAAATGGGAAGCAGCAAAAGAATTTTGTCTTGATAGAAATTGGGAGTTTATGATTATTACTGAGAAAGAACTCGGAATATAGTTATAAATAGTAACATGGCTAATCCTTTTACAGATATACAAACAAGCACTGGCGGCAATGATCGTAGTTTTAGATGGTATCAAGATGCTGTCCGTAAAGTTGCGGGTAACATAAGAAGTTTTGGTGACGCATCTAGAACAGATATAGGAGAGTTTACCTCACAGCTAGAGCCGGGTAACATGTACATGTACATGTATGATCCTAAAAATAAAGACTCTCTTCCTTATTGGGATCAGTTTCCCTTATGCTTACCATTTGATGATATGGCGGGGGGATTCGTTGGGTTAAACTTGCATTATATACCACCAATGCTTAGAGCTAAGTTATTGGGAGAATTGTTAAATTACACAGACAAAGAACTGACAGATAAAAGTAAGATAGAAGTTAAATGGAGTATGTTAAAGTCGTTCAGTAAGTTTCCTGGCGTCCAACCTACAGTGAAGAAATACTTGTATAGTCAAGTAAATAGTAGATTTCTAAAAGTAGATCCTGAACATTGGAAAGCATCTATATTTTTACCAACACAAAACTTCCAAGGTGCATCAGTACAGAAAGTGTACAAAGACAGCAGAGACATAATCAATGGCTAAATCGTTCACCAAACTAGAAAACTTCTTATCAGAAATTAGAAGTCAATACACTCCAAGGTCTGACCGCTTTGAGGTGATTTTCAATCTGCCACCTGCGCTGGTTAACCGGGTAAATGCTAGGCAACTATCTCTTTATTGTGAAGAAGCGCAAATACCAGGATTCGCTGCTACTAATTTGCCCGTAAAAATAGGTGCATGGACAGAATATAGAACGCAAAATGTAGAATTTTTAACAACAGAAATGTCATTCACATTTATCATAGACGAGAAGTGGCGAGTAAGAGAAGCATTTGAAGAATGGATATCATTAGCAGGTGATCCTAATAGTAAAGAAGTAGGATATTATGAGGACTACGTTTCTACTATAGATATAAAATCTCTTGCAGTAGATGATGGCGTGTTAGCAGAATGGAAACTCGTTGATGCAACCCCAAAACTAATTAACTTAACTCCTGTTTCTTGGAGCAACAGCGGCATGATTAGAATGTCGGTTTCTTTCTCTGCTAAACGTTGGTATAAAAGAAATAGAGCAGAAGAAGACACAGCAGCAGAAATCGCTAGACTAGCGCAAGATGAAGCAGCAGGAATTCAACAGAGCGGAATAAGAAGATTTATATCGCCTACTAGATAATTATAATTGATTGGAGAATATAATGGCATTACCAGTAATAGATACACCTACATTTGAGTTAGAAATACCAGGAATAAAAGAAAAGCAAAAGTTTAGATCTTTCTTAGTAAAAGAAAATAAAATATTAACATTAGCAGTTGCGTCAGAAGACACAAAAGATATGTATTCGGCGTGTTGTCAAATAATTGAGAACTGTTCTTTCGGTGAAATTGTTAGCAAGAATTTGGCTATGTATCAAATTCAATGGATTTTTATTAAGCTAAGAGAAAAGTCTATAGGAAATACACAGAATTTTTCACTCAGTTGTGGTCAGTGTGAAGATGTTATAAGCTATGATATGGATTTAAAAGATTTTGAATTGGTAGGTGATATCAATACTACTGAGAAAAAAATAGAAATTAGCGATGAAGTCGGTATAGTAATTAAATACCCGTCAGCAGAAGTTCAATTAGCAGAAGATACGCTAAGTGACGCAGAAATTCTAATAAACTGTATTGATTACATATACAGCGGTGAAGAAATTATTAGACCCGAAGAAGAGAATGTAGACGAACTAATAGAGTTTGTTGATAATATGCCAGTAACTTTATTGAATGAGGCAGCAGAATTTTTCTCTAATATACCATCACTACAACATATAATTGAATACAAGTGCGTAAAATGTGGTTCAGAAAATAAAATATTAGTGAATGGCTACGAACATTTTTTCGGCTAACTCTTTCTCAGGATTCTCTCGAAAACTATTATGAGACGAATTTCTTATTAATGCAAGAACATCATTATAGTTTAACTGAGTTAGAAAATATGATGCCTTGGGAAAGAGAGGTTTATGTAGGTATGTTAATAACTCATTTAAAAAAGAAAGCAGAAAAACAAAAAACAGAGTAAAAAAACATGGTATTAAAAGTATCTGGAAGAAGCATATCAGATCCCAAATTCAGTGGGAGTAACGTCAGGGACACAGAAAACAATAATAGGTTTTCAAAGTCAGGCTCTGAAACTTTAGTAAATAACATACGAAAGGCTTCATCTCCAGCTTTATCTAAAACAAACAGCAATAGTAATAAAGTCTCTATTGCTGGTGCTGACATGGCCAAAAACTTAGCAAACAATACCGAAAAAGTTCAACAAGTAATTAATTCACAGGGAGAAGAGGTAAAAGAAAACATCAAAAAGTTATTCTCCATGATGAATGCTTCACAGAAAAAAACTGGCGATGCAAGTGTAGCTGCAATAAAAGAATTAATACTTCAAGTAGAAAAAATACGAGAATCTGCCGGCGATGACGGTGATGACTTAGTTAAAACTCTTGGAGCAGACAAAGCTCAACAAACACTAGCGAAGAGCGAAAGTGTTACTGGATCTATTTTCCGAAAACATATGAAAACTGATAAAGGACTTGGGTTCAAAGACTCTATAAAACAAGCCTTTACAAAAGAAAAGATGTTTGGGTTAGAGCCGAGTGCCAAGTCTAAAATACAAGAAGCAGAAGTTAAAGTCGGGCAGGAAGTGGCAGCAGACGGACTCGAAGATGCTAGTGAGAAATTAATAGAAGTTAGTACAGAAGAAACTGATAAAAAGACGTTAGAGAATATAGGTGAAAAGTCTTCTAGCAAAAATGCAGAGGAGGAAAGTTCTTTTAATTCTGGATCAGATGTAGAATCTCCTGCAGCAAGGCAAGTTGAGCTACTAGAGGATATATTAGAAGAATTAAAAGAAGATAATGAATCTAGTGAGTCTGGGACTGGTATGATTATGGGGGGTCTGAGTCTCGTTGCTGGTGCTGTTACAACAGGAATTGCGACTCTAGGGACTGGCTTAGTCAGTCTAGGTGCTAGTATAGGAGCCACTGTATTAGGGGGAGTTACTTCTATAGCCACTACTATAGGATCAAAAGTTGCAGGATTAGGAACTTCACTAGCGGAAACCTTAGGGCTTAAATCTAAAACCTCTGCAATAACAAATACATCTCCGACTAAGCCCCCTACAAATGTTAAGCCTACTGGTACACGGAGACCAAGTCTACTCTCACGAGTTGGCAAAGGTGCAAAATCATTCGGCAGAATAGCACTTAAAGGTGCTAGGTTTCTAGGAGCTCCAGGGGCTATTTTAGGCGCAGGAGCCGCTGCGTACGGAGGAGTTAAAGGATTTAATGCAGATCCGGATGCTGACTTCTTTGGCAATATAAAAAATGCAGGCAGTAGTGCATTGAACATGGCTTCTATGGGATTATTTGGATCTAGTTCGGATGAGATTGCAGCGGAAGCACAGGATAATTCAATACAACCTAATATGGAAGCGAATAGGCAATCATCCGAACCAAGCAGATTACAAGATCCTGGTACTATGTCAGGGGTATATAAAATGGATCCGAATGTTACACCTACTGGTGCAGCAATTGATAATATGACTGCCGCAGCAAACACACCAAAAGAAACTGTAGTTAATAATATCCAGAATATAACAAATAATACAAGTGGCGGAGGCAATTCTGCCCCCCCAATCTTAGTAAATCCTAGTACTATAAAAAATACTGAATTCAACATGATGGAATTTATGAAAAGAGTGCATTAAAAAAGGGGCGTTAAGCCCCTTTCTCTTTTACTGTCTGACTAGTAATTAATCATCCATTGCAAGTTTAGCAAAGTAAGACATTGTATCTTCTGTGTCAGATGCTGTTGGAGTAGCGGCAGCACGACTCTCTACTGCTGCGGTAACATCTTTCAAGAAACTATCATCAGAAGCATCACCTGTTACAGATGAAATACTTTCTGCTGTAGATACACGAGCGCCATTGCCTAGAACGAAGTCTAGCTTCTTCTTCAACTCATCGTATGACTTGAAGTTAGTAGGAGCAATGATTTCAGCGAGTGAATGTTGCTTGCCCCAAATAGCTTCAATAGCTGCATCGTCATCAGAGATAGCAGTAGTTGCTGAAAACTCTGACTTATCATAGTTACGATATCCTTCTACTTGACGGATCTTCAATTTGAAGTTAGCACCGTCCCAGAAATCAAAAGGATTCATCGGATCTTCATCTTGGAACTCAGGCTGCATAGCATCTTTGATTTTATCAAAAATCTTTTTTCCGAACTTGTATAAGAATACTTGTCCGTTGTTAGAAGGATTGCCTGAATCTTCAACAACAAGAATGTTAGCGTAGTAAGAAAGGCGGCGCTTCTGCTTACGAGCAACATCTTTGTTTGATTCTACACCGCTGTTCCAAAGTTCTGAGTTCAACTCAGATACAGGATCAGTTTGCTTGAGTGTAGTTAGTGAGTTTTCGATATACCACTTACCAGTTGGTCCTTGAAATCCGTGATTCCAAAGTTGTGCCCAGGGCATATCTTCGCCTTGTGGGGCGGGGAGGAAGCGAATAACGGCATAGCCATTACCTGCTTGGTCTACGGTAGGCTTCCATTCTCGGTCATCACCTCTTTTACCTTGTTGAGGTGTATCGAGTTTTTCAACTTCTTTCATAAGTGAATCGAAGTTACCACGAGCTTTGCGTAGATCAGATAGTGTATTAAACGACATATGTTTCTCCTAATATTGCGTTATATTGCGATGTATGTACTGCGTTTTATTTTGTATAACTATTTTCAAAAATCTCATCCAATTTCGATGCATCTTGAATAGTGATACGTTTTAGTTCCCTAGCAATGTTCTTACCAGGCTTCTTTTCGACACGTTTAATGCGTTTTTCTTGCGGTTTGTAATTATTTGACTTACTCATTTCCGTAAATTAAATCCAACTGTTCCGTGTGCTTGAAGTTAATGTTATCTTTGTCAAATCTGACAAAGGGTCGGTATTTCGATACTAAAAGACAAACATCGTCAAGCACAAAATCATCATTAAATCTTTCAACAAAAGGTCGTAGTTTGTCTAACATAACTAATGTCTCTAAACTAATTTCACGACCCATGTACATCTTGAATATCAAAGGATGTGTGTCTTCGTATATCGCTGATTTGATATTGTCCATTTCCATTTTCAGAAGAACATTATCAAGGTCAGTATTAAAATTATACAACATTCTTTGCTTAGTTGTCAACCACTTTTTGTAAGTTTCTATCGATGAGGTATCAAACATACCGCCCCATTTATCTCCACTTACAAAGTTTGCAACTAGAATGTCAATAACCTCTGACCTTTTGAAATCCCTTGCTAGTTTGCGAATAGATATTAAATCTTTGCGCCGTAGAAAGGTTTCTTTTTTACTACGAACAGCACCTTTAGTTTTAGTGATGTCATAGGATTTTGTTGTAAAGTGTAACTTCAGTGCTAAGTAAAGTTTATAAACTTCAAATGGTTCCATGTTAAAAGGGTAACTTATTTGCCTTAACTTTAAGAAGATTTAAATCTTGCGCTTCTGCTTCTAATTTGTCTTTGAGACTAGAGCTGAGGAGCTTATTTACACTTTCTATTTCTATATCATTCTTACTACAATATTCTAACAGAATATCCAGGTAAGATGATTTGGTATGTATTGCTCTTCTTTCAATATGTTGTGAAAATTCAGAAGGCGTTTTAAACTTTTTGGTAATAATATAAACATCAGTCATCTTTTCTGGATTAGTCATAAATTCGTTTACCACTACTCTAGTTATCAATTGGATTCTCCTTTAACCAACTATTAATGTATTGTATTACATCAGTAGGACATTCTATGTAAGGATTTTCACATTCTATAATATCTGGCTCACTTGGTACATCAAACTTATGAACTATAGTAGTATCGAATGCTCTTGCAAGAGCCATTACACTCTTAGGTGACCCCTTACCTATATGAACTTCATCTGGTAATTCTTTTGCTAATAACAATTGTAGCATACCTTGTACTACATCGTCAACATGAGTAAAATCACGCTTTTTGTTTCCACTTCCATACACTGTGATAGGAAGCTGGTTTAAATAATTTGTTTTGAACTTTTTAATAACATTACTGAGAGAACCATGTTCAGGTTCTCGTTCTCCGTAAACATTGTATAGAATCATGTTAACCTGATACAATCCATACATCTTTTTATATAAATCAATTATTTCTTCAGATGCAATTTTACTCCAAAGATATGAATTAGGATCGTCATTAAATTTTTGTTTTGTATCTGTTGCAAAAAATAAAAATGTATCCCAATGTCTAGCCCATTCACATACGGCAGTTGTTGTTTGTATATTGCTATTTATTATATCTTGTGGGTCTTCAGGAGAAGATGTAGCACGGGTAATGTTTGCGAAATGAAATATTCCAATAGGTCTGCTCATTTTTTCTGTCAAATTACATGTTGCAACATCTTCATTAATATAAGTTACACTAGAAGATTCCCAGAAATGGTTACCTTGTCTATTGTCATCTACTACTGTAACATCAAACCCTAAGTTATGTAGCTTTTCTACCAAATGAGAACCAATAAATCCGCAGCCTCCGGTAACTACTATTCGTGATTTAACTGCTTGATAATTGGCATCCATAATACTATTATATCATTTTAGTAGGTAATGTCAAGATATTAATTGACATAAAAAATATGTGAATCTATTTTTGCAATTCTGTTGTAATCTAAACGCCATGATGGTTGTACATGATCCGCATGATACCAAAGAGCGCCTTCTGTATTGTCAGAGTGACGGCCTGTTATCACTTCTGCCGCAAGAGTATATAATCGCTGATAATCAGAAGAGTTTCTTATTCTGTCTGACTTGCCATCACAATACCAGCTAAACTGACATTTATTCCGAATAGGTACTGATGTAGACCAACCAGTTTTATATTTTGCTTGGTACACAACCGAACATATATCATCTGGAAACTTGTTGCTTTCTACACGATTGAGTGTAACAAATGCAACTGCTTTTTGTCCCTCGTATGACTCACCACGAGCTTCAAAATAAATATTCGTTGCCAAACACTCAGTATTTTTTTGTGCAATATCATACCATGAGGACTTGTCTTCAACCTGTGGTATTACTTCTAATTCTATAGGTGTATCATCATCTTCATTATAAGCAAACATACTTGCTGATGTTACTACAAAAACTGCACCTAACATAGCAAGTGTATCTTCTAATATATACATGATTGTATTCCTTTAATTAAGGTCCGTTTTGAAGGGTGGAACCCATACCCCACTAGCATTTTAACGAGTTTTGAAATACATGGTGATTTCAAAGCCGAGTCGTACATTTTCGTAAGTTGGCTTAGTCCACATAATTTTTCTCCATTAGTTAAAAAAAAAGAAGGACTTGGGTAACAAGGCTCCTTCAAACCCCGATGAAGTTTACGCTGTTAGGCGTAGACCCTCATAGTAATCGTCATTAGCTGCGATTATATTGTTGCTTCTAGTTTAACGACCTTCTGCTTTAGTCGATTCTCCACATGCTTTCAGTTGCCTGTCGAATCTAAAACGCCCCCATTAATAAGCACCCTCTAATCTGGTGTTACCATCTACTTTTCCTCAGTGAGGACGGAAGATGCTTATTGGTGGAGGCGAGAGGATTTGCACCCCTGTCCAAACTTCTTATTACATGCTTCAACGAATTTGGTGGTGAGTAATGGATTTGAACCACTGCGCTTTTTACAGAACGGATTTACAGTCCGTCGCCTTCAACCACTCGGCCAACTCACCTTATAATTAGTCTACTAAGATAGTATGAAGTTTTCCTTCGTACCTCATAGTCACATACTTACCACGCTGTACTTGAACTTGTACATCACGGCAAATCTGTCGTTGTTCTATTCTGCCATTGTTTTCAGCACGAGTGCGGCCAAGATTAGCACCCGTGATTGCACCGACTACAGTAGCAATCTTTCTACCTGAACCGCCGCCGATCTCGTTGCCGATTGCTGCTCCGATTACACCGCCTACTATAGAACCACCAAGTGAGTTCTCAACATAGACTTCCTTTATCTCACACTCTTTTTGAGTGACCATGACATACTTTGGTTTTTCAGAAACAATTTCGATTTGAGAAAATGCAGTAGCACTAGCGAGTAACAATGAAGCACTGCAAAGTGCCATGTAAAGTTTTAGCATAAATGATCTCATATTTATCTCCTATTATAACTTTATACTACGCTCATAATCAAGTCTCAAATCTAGCAGTTGTTCGGCATAATTATCCCGCTTCTCTACAAACATCTGAGGCTCACTGCCTTCAACAGCAATCATCAATACTATTTGAGGGATTGGTATTTTAGTAATCTCCTCAAACATTATTGCATATGCGGTACATTGCATAAAATAGTTAGAAATCCATTCCTTCTTTTTAGGCTTACGAGAAGTTTTGAAATCAATAACTGATAAAGTTCCTTCATACTCTGCTATACAATCAACTCTTCCTGCTAGTCTCAAATGATGACTATATAAAGCAGTTTCAAGTGCGTGTATATTATCTATCCTATCTAAAAACGGTCTAAACTCATTAAACATTTGCTTATCCAGCAAACTGAGTTTATCTAGCGTTACGTCATTATTTAGTAAAATCTGTTCGCACAAATCATGTATCTTAGTACCACGAGTAGCTGCTTGGTTGCTAATTTTATTGGCTTCCTCTTCTCCTACTCTTTCTCTCCAAGCCTTAATGCTATCTTTTGAGAGATAAGACATCACCGTAGTTACTGAAGGATACGAAGCACCATCAGGTGTTTCATACATTCTACCGTTAGGCGTACTAACAGCGTTTGGTTCTACAATTTCAAGGTTTACATGATTAAACAAATTTACTTCCTTCATAATATAATTGGTGCTGTTGCCGAGTTATCATTTCGGACCTTCTAATTAGACAATTAGGGTAGCCATAATTAGACGCTCTAGGGATTGAGCTACAACAGCAAAAAACACAAATATCTGGGCACCACTTGCTCAATTATTTAATGTAGGGAACAAGACCTACTGCACCAAGCGCACCATTTGCTCAATTATTTTACAAGAAGAACAAAACCCTTGTGTATTGCTTGGCTGCCCAACGTGGACTCGAACCACGAACCAAGTGATTAACAGTCACCTACTCTACCATTGAGCTATTGGGCAATGTTAACTATTTATATCACCCATACTACTCAATCTCATTGCAGTTGAGTAGACCCATGGATCTCTTATAGGCAAATCAAATCCACTCGAACTATCCCATGATTTAAATGCAGAGTCAAATCTATCAGAATACACTCCTGGATTGTCTTTCATCAATTTTTCTAATTCAATTGCCCAAGTGTCATATTTATCATCACTAATAAGATTATTATTGAGTTCATAATACAGGCACGAGTGAACTAGTATCTGCAACCGGCGCCTTTTAATCAATTCTGCAACAGAGCCTTGTTTAGGATTAGGAAACTCTTCGTGATTTATTTTCATTATGTCACCGGTAAATAAGATACGCTGTACTGTGAGTGTTCGCCACTCATTACTGCGTTGAAATCAGACTCTCCAATAAAGTCGATGAGTTCCGCATAGCAAGAAAACATTTGCTGCGAGTATCCATTATTTAGGATAATCATTAGTCACGCATCCTTGTAATGTCTTTATGATGGATGATTATAACATCACCGGCTGGACGATTGAGACGACCTTCAACTGCGGTAAAGCCCTCATCAATTTCAACATGATGCTCAACACCACCACCGTAAGCGACACGGCTGTGTGTTACTCTACCGGATACCTCTACTAAATCTAAGTAAGTACCCCAAACCTGCATTCCTTCTAAGTTCCACATAATCAGTCCTCACAACTGTTTTCTCATTTTATGTAACTATTATAGCACCGTTATTTCGTAATGTCAAGACAAAAAAACGCCTCTAAGTACTTGATTTCCTTAGAGGCGTTAAATTAATTTCAAAAAAATGTAAGTTATTGATTTTATTGGAGTTTTTTATCCAACGAAATCAAGCACTTACTCCATAGTTGTCTTCATACCGCATTCTAGCCTCGATATACTCTTTGACTAGGGCGGATCTGACAATATCGTCAATCCCAAATTCAACTGATGCAAATGATGGCATTGATTCGGCCGTCATCATAAACTGCCGCAAACCTGATAAGTCATGGCGTTTGTGCAAGTCAGTTTGTCGGAAGTCACCGCAAAATAGAATTTTGGTATTGACTCCCACTCGGGTCATTATACTATTGATCTCCATATCTGTTAAGTTTTGACATTCATCGACAATTACAATTGCATGGTCGAGTGTAATACCACGAACATAAGAAGTTGACATAAACTCTAAATGCTTTTGCTCTATCAAGCGTTGATAAGGTTTATCCTTCGAAGGAAAAAACTCTTCACACATTGATTGATACGGCAAGCTAAAAATTTCTGTTTTCTCTGCTTCTGTTCCAGGTAGGTGTCCGATGTCTCTACTAGGTACTGCTGATCTGACAACAACCACTTTACCATATCCGTTTCCTTTGTCTAATACTTCTTCTAAGGCTCGATATAAGGCAATGAAAGTTTTACCTGTTCCAGCACAACCGTGCAACAAAAAGGCCGGCTTATATCTATATTCAGACATAAACTGGCCTTGGGCTTCTGTTTTTGCTTCGATTGTGATCATGTCCTCAAGACGCATCTTGAGACTGTTGGAAGGGGCTCTTACATTTTGCTCGTTGTGTTGTTGTACTAATTGAAGATTCTTTTTAGGCATACGATAATCCCTATTGGTTGGTTAAAGTTAAAGAATCATAATATAGATTTAATCTACTCCTCTTAGTTTACGATGTTTTTGGACAATGTTTCTCGTATTAACAGACTTGTGGTCTTTGGATCCAAAATCACTAGCTAAAGCACTTGTGGGGTTTGCTTCTGCAACTTTGGACAGTACTTCTTTGAAGCCATTCGGCGCTTTAGTACGGTCGCCAGTGGCTTTGACCGTACCAGGTGCGCTTAACATGACAGTTTTGAGTTGTGGATTGTTTTCTAAAAATTCATCACGCTCAGAGATTTTCATACTCTCCTCTGTGATTTCACCAGTCTCAGTATTCTCAAAATTGTATGTTGGCATTAAATCTCGCCTCTCCTGACAAGTTCTTTCGCAATCTTGTCTCTCATTTTAGGCTTAGTTGAATTCGCATGTGCTGCTTCTTTGAGTACAGCAGTTGATGTACCAGACATGTATGAATGCTTGGCTACAACAATTCCGGTTTTTGCTCGTGTATATGTACTCGGTCTAAATTTCATTGGCATAATCATTCTCCGTTATTTCTTCAATGTTAGCAATAATCATATTTATCGCTTTGATTCCCAAAGTTGAAATTAGCCCAGACTCTACCATCAAAAGCAAACACTTTTTAATATAGAGAGGTTCTAATTTCAGTTCTTTGAAGGTGTATCGGGTATAGCGAACATTGTCATCCCCATAGACATTTAATGCCATTAGAGTGACATCTATCTCCTCTTCTGAATAAAAAGAAATACGATAACCTATAACTTTAGGTTGTACTTTCTTCTCAACATGTTTAAATTCTAGTATTTGTCCCATAGCTCTATTTATTTATCTTAGTATTTGTGTTGGCAAGTTTTTTCAAAAAAGTGACAACAAGTTTCTAATTATTTAGCGGCGCATACTAGCAATATCAATCGCTTCTTGCTGATTAATAATAGGGACAGCATTGGACTTATGCATAGTGGATATGCCAGTAACCAAGGTACCTGTGTAGGGTACACGCTCAGGCTTCGCACAGGACTCCGCAGAGGGCGCTGACGAGACGCTAGGGTACTCTTTAGTCTCTCGTACATACACGGATCTAGTCTCTACATACTGCTCAAATTTGCGCTTTGAGGGCTTCTTAGAAGGTATCTTTTTTCGCTTTCTTCCGGAAGTAGTATAGCTAAGAGATTTTCCTAGATTCAAATACATAATATATACCCTATTTAAATTATACCGCTATTATGACAGATAGAAGACTGAATGTCAAGTATTTTGTTAATTAATAGGTGTCGTAAATATGACGGCATATAAATAGTTAATACTACGCTTAGTGTGTCATATTCGTGACACGACGGAGAGGATAACAATGACACGTTTGCTTCCTTTCATTATGCTTCTGATGATACCTATACTATCTAATCCGGCTCACGGACAAGCTACCGGTACATGTACTACTGGAACTCAATATTGTGAGGGCTCTACTGCGGCTACTGCTATCACATCGACTTCAACATCAACCTCTACCGCAACTACTACAAATACAAATACCAATACTAGTACCAACACAAACACTAGTACTGCTACTAATACTAACACTAATACAAACGCAAATACTAACACTAATACAAACAACAGTACTAGCACTAGTAGCAACACCAATGTGAATACTAACAACAACGTGATGAGTGGTGGCACCAGTAATACCAATGTGAATACTAATAACAATACCTCTAATAATACAAGCAACAATACAAACACTAATACAAACACAAATACTAACACTAGTAACAATACAAATAATAACACCAATGTGAATACTAACAATAACACAAACACTAATAGCAATACAAATAGCAACACCAATGTGAATACTTCTACTAGCAACAATTCTAGTACTAGTAATAACACCAATGTGTCATCGTCAACTAGTGACAACAAAAACGTCAACGTTTCTACCTCTTCGTCAACTAGCAACAACAATAGTGTGAGCGATGTAACGACGGATAACACAAACAATAACAACAATGTGAATCAGAATATTAACCAATCGCAATCAAATCAAAACGTAACTCAAAAAATAGAGTCACCTCCACCGTCTGCTATTGCTCCTTCTATAGGTGCTTCGTTCTCACAAGACCTGTGTACTACAGGGGTAGCAGGTGCTGTTCAAACTCAAATCTTTGGTTTGTCGGCAGGTAAGTCGGTTACAGATACAAACTGTGAACGTATCAAACTTGCGAAGACAATATACGATATGGGTATGCGAGTTGCTGCTGTGTCCTTAATGTGCCAAGACATGCGTGTATGGACTGCTATGAAGATGGCAGGTACTCCATGTCCATACGAAGGTATGATTGGCGAAGAGGCAGGTCTTGCGTGGGAAGATAATCTTACAGATGTACCCGGTGTGTCTGCTCGCAAAGCTAAGAAGATGGATTCTTCTCCGAACATGCCTAACTAATGAAGAAGTTATTTCTAGTCTTAATGCTATTCAGTGGAATTGCTTACGGGCAATATCCGTCTGTGCTTGTAGACTTGAGAAATGATAACTCAGCAGTAGAGCTTCAGATCAATGACCTACAACAAACTCAAGTTGATCTTGGATTTGACTTTCCTTTCTATGACAATACATACGATAAAGCATGGGTTACATATACCGGTGTAGTCAACTTTCAAGATAATGGTGTTAAGGGACAAACTTTTTGTTGTAGTGGGTATGACTTAGAAGCTGAAATGTACAATACCGAGCAATGGAGAAACGGCAGCAAAGCAGATGCATTGAGCTATTCTATTTTCGGTCTTTGGACAGACTTAGCAGTAGCATATAACCCCAATCCTTGGTTCAAAACAACAAACAATACAGCTACGTTTGGCTGGTACGATATACCTGAGTATTATAACACTAATAGATTAAATAGTTTCGAAGTAAAGATTTTCGACACGGGCGATATTAAATTTAGATACGATAAAATAAAAATAAAGTCGCACAACACTACGGTAGGTACAGCAGGTGATTTGAGTATTGGTCAATATAATGTCCTTAAATATAAGCAGAATAATTGGGTTACCAATATTCCATTTGTAATGAAGTTTAATACAGTAACAGGTGCTTATGAGAATGCGAGCGGTGTTGACTCGGTATTAGACACTGTTAACTCCACTCTATCTAATTATGTAGCTGTAGACGAATGCGAAGAAAACCCACAGTCATGTGGTATTTTTGATCCTGTAGCATCCTTTGATGGTACTGAAGTCTTCGGTGATAATGTATTCGACTTTGTAGATGATCCTTCACTCAATTTCGGACCCGATCCTTTTGATACTTACCAAGAGACATTGACTACAGGTCAAGCTACTGAAGAGTTTTTTGGTGGACCTGCTTTAGATGAATTTTCTGGCGGTCTTCCGGTTGACAACTTCGACGGAATGGTGGCTGATAACTTTGATGGATCAACACCTGACCTCTTTAGTGGTGGCCCCCCACCTGATGATTTTTCTGGTGGCCCTCCCCCTCAAGACGGTGGACCTGTTCCTGATATCTTTGGAGGACCTGCTCCAGGTGGATTTGCTGGTGGCCCAGATCCAGAGATGCTTCCGGAATTAGATATGCTAGAAAAAGAGTTCGATGAGTTTGTTGCAGAAAACGATTTGCCAA